AACCTACGGCATCGCAGACCTTAAAACTCAAGGCAGCAAATCCGCCACTGCCTACGACACACGCCCGCAACTGGGTGCTGGTGTGGAAATGATTGGCGACCACTACCGCTTATTGATTAGCCGGTGCCTGACCCTCTGGTCACGGCCAGGCACTTTTGAGATCCAAACCCATACGGCAGACGAGTGCCTACAGGCATGGCTAGACGTCTGCGAGCACTACGCCGCTCGCTACCGCCCTTTCTAGCCGCGCATTAGCAGCAACTAGCCCGTAGCCGCTTCGTCCCATGCCAGCATTGCCCTGCCGGGATGGTCCGAATACAACACCCGCAAGGGGAATAAGGACAGGGCATGCGGCCCATCGGAATCCCGGCACCCTCTTCCCTAGCCAACCCTTGACGGTTACGCTGGGCTAGCCTATTGTCTGAATCACGGGGGCGACCCCACCGCATGCCAACCATGACTCTCTGCACGCAGCTCCCTGACCTCCCCCCTGCTGATGGGGCCGAGCGCGTCTATTTCGTCAATGCCCGACGCCATGACTGGTGTCATGACGACGACGTCGACGATCTGCACCAGGCCTTTCAGGCCGATGCCATCCCCTACACCGTCCAGCGCCGCCCTGGCACCCCAGAGCCTCAGTGGCCAGACGAACGCGACCCGCGTGAAGCCCTGCTCACCGCCGCAGCACGCAACCCTTCCCTTTGCCCGTGATGACTAGCGCTAACGAGTTGCAACGCCTCCTGCGCGAGGCCATCACCTCCGACCTCCACGAGGAATCCGCCATCGAATACCTCGAAGACCGCGGCATCTACTTCTACAGCCATTCCCGTCAATACCTGATCGAGCTGGCATACCGCAACGGCTGGAGGCCAACTCCTTGACCTTCATCGTCACCTACATCACCCCAGTCGATCGCTCCCGTGTTGTTGAAGCCCTCTGCGCTGACAGCACCTGGACCTCAGAGCAAGTCGCACAAGCCTTCCTCCGTCATCACCCCAACGCCGAACTGATCTCCTGCACTCCACAGCCATGAAAACACCACTTCACGAAATACTTTTCGTCACGGCCTTAGTCCCTCTCGCTTACCTCCTCATCTCCATGGCACTGCCGCATTCCACCACTGCAGATCACTCACCTCTCCGCTCCACCTTCCCCGCCACCGTTGCCCAACCCCGCGACTGCCGATGACTCCCTCACTGCCCCCCTTCATCACCCCCATCACCCGCCGCCGTCATGTCTACAACCCAGTCCAACTTCAAACCACAACCCGCCACACGCGTACCAGGCCTCACCGCTCCTCATCCCAACGACCTACTCACCCCAACTTCTTTGAACGCCACGGCAACACCCTTGTCTTCTTCTGGACCTGTGGACTCATTGCAGCGCTGGTTCGAGCTGCCTTCTCCTGACACCCTCCTCGAAGAACTCACCCAGCTATCCCGTGATGAGAAGGCGCTCCAAGCTCGACGCCAAGAAATCCTTGACGCGTTGGATCTCCTGGTGGAAAGCGGTGAGGCATCCGAGGAAATGGTCTGGAACGACTTCAAGATCACCCGCCGCACCCGCAAGTCCTACACCTACCCAGATCACATCAGCGACCAACGCGAACAGCTCAAGGCAGCCGAGAAGTTATCGGTCGCCCTGGGCGAGGCCACGCTGAAACTCACTGCCTTCTGGGAGGTGCGGCACCCTAAACCATGACCGCCGTCACCCTCACCCTGCTCATTGCCTGGTCTGTTGCCCTCGGCATCCTCTACGTCACCAGCACCCAATGAGCGCCATCACCTTCACCGTTGCTGGCATGGCCCCGCAACCTCAAGGCAGCAAACGCCATCTCGGCAACGGTGTCATGGTCGAATCCTGCAAAAACCTCAAGCCTTGGCGCTACCTCGTCCAACAAGCTGCCATCAACCTCAACCACCCCACCATCACAGGCCCCGTCTCCCTCTCCTGCATCTTCCTTTTCCCTCGACCAAAATCCCACTACACCGCCAAAGGCACCCTCCGACCCTCCGCACCAGCCTTCCACTCCGTCAAACCTGATGGCTCTAAATGCCTTCGCTCTACTGAAGACGCTCTGGTCGATGCTGGCCTCCTTCAAGACGACGCACGCATCGCCATCTCCTCCTACACCAAGCGCTACACCACCCCAGGCGAACACCCAGGCGCTCTCATCACCCTCATCCCCCTCGCGGCAACCTAATCACAACGCCCTGACCATGGAACCGTGGTCGATCGTCGCTAGTCATCCCGTCTCCGGTGACCCCTTCGGTCTGGTCATCGACATCGACTGCACCATGGCCGATGCTGAACACATCGCCATCAACCTCCTCGGTACCTTCAAACTCACCGGCGCCTATATCCCCTCCTCCCTGGTCCACCCCAAACAAGGTCAATACCTCCTCCTCTACCGCATCCACCCAGATCCTCACCCGCGCATGGCCAGCATCTGGGCCGAAAACCTCGAAGACGCCGAACTACGCCTCAACATCCTCGCGGCAGATGGCATACTCTTGATGCCCGCTTCCGGTTAAACTCCGGCCATGGCAAAGAAGAGCACCAACGTAGAAATTGATGAGCGGGTCAATGCTGTCTACGACCTGCTACTTCGTGCGTACAGTCGTACTCAAATCGTTCGACACTGTTCGGAAACCTGGAACGTCGGAGAACGTCAAGCCGAAAACTACATATCCCGCGCACGCCAGTTGATGGCACTAGACGCCGAACTTGAACGCCCGCAATGGCTGGCAGCTGCAGTCGCTCGACTCGTTGAATACGAACGCCGCGCTTCCGAAGCTAACCAACTCAGCGTTGCCCTAAAAGCCCTCGAAGACCAGGCCCGCCTGCTTCGCTTTGAGCTGTCATGAGCCTCCTAGCAGGCATCGCTGATCCCGTTCCGCTCCTCAGCTTCCTCCAACCCGCTGATCAGTCCGATCGCCTCGCTTCCCTTCAACAACAGCTCTACAGCTCCCTCACCGACCCACAACGCACCGTCTACGACGCCAACACACGCTTCACCTACCTCTGCTCTGGTCGTCGTTTTGGTAAAACCTATCTCTCCCTCACACGCCTCATCAACTGGGGCCTAGAGCGCCCTGGCGGCCTCTTCTACTACGTCGCACCCACCTACCGCATGGCAAAACAAATTGCCTGGGTGCAGCTCAAGCAGATGGTCCCACCCGAAGTCTTCGACCGCAAAAACGAAACCGAACTCTCCGTCCACCTCGCCAACGGCAGCACCATCTTCCTCAAAGGTGCCGAAGACCCTGATCGCCTCCGTGGCATCAGCCTCAGCGGTTGCGTCATCGACGAAGCCGCCTACGTCCGCGAAGACGCCTGGACCATGGTCCTGCGTCCTGCACTCTCCGATCAGCAAGGCCCAGCTTGGTTCACCACCACACCAGCAGGCCTCAACTGGTTTGCTGAAGCATGGGACGCAGCCGATGACGACCCGCAAGCTTCTTGCTTCACCTTCAACACCCTCGAAGGCGGCCAGGTCAGCGCCGACGAAATTGAAGCTGCACGCCGCACCCTCGACCCACGCACCTTCTCTCAGGAATACGAGGCCAGCTTCGTCAACCTGGTCGGCCGCGTTGTGCCCGACTTCAACGACGACAACATCCGCGACGACCTAGAAGACCTCGGCGGTGAGCTGATCGTCTGCGCCGACTTCAACGTCTCCCCGATGCACTGGATCATTGCCCAGAAGGTGGGTCGCGATCAGCTGCACTGCATCGATGAGATCCACATGAAGGAAACCCACACGGACGAGGCTGCCACCGAACTGCTCAACCGCTACCCCGATCGCGTCATCCGCGTCTATCCCGACCCCACCGGCCATGCCCGCAAGACCAGTGCCGGCGGCAAAACCGATCACGGTATCCTCCGCCAGCGTGGCCTCTGGGTATCCGAGAACAAACGTCCCTACATGCAGGATGACAAGCGCAATGCCATTAACGCGATGGTCTGCGATGCCACGGGCACTAGGCGCCTATTCATCCACCCGCGCTGCAAGCAGACGATCAAGAGCCTGCGCAACCTCACCTTCAAAGAAGGCACGAACATGCCAGACAAGGATGGCGGCTGGGACCACGGCTGGGATGCCCTGTCCTACGGCGTGATCGGCGTCTTTGACCCTGTTGCCCCGTGGAAGGCCAGTGCAGGCAAAGCGGTGCGAGGGGTGCGGCTGTACTGATGGGCAAGTTAGGGCACTGCTGCACAGCGCCCGGTGTCCTTCCCAACGACCCAGAACTTCGGGGTTTCGATTCCCAAGAATATCCAGGCTGCTGGCAACACCTACGGGCCGCAGGCATTTGGCTCTGGTTTTAACGCATCCAAGATCCCAGGCCTGGCATTCAATAGCAACGTCAAGGTGTCGTCTGGCCTGCCAAACATCAGCAAGCCACAGGACTACAGCAGCAAAGGGGCCAAAGTCTCGACCAAGGATGTGGTCAAGTCAATCAACAAGGCATCAGATCAGCAGATTGCCAAGTCTGTTGGTGGCGTGCTGAGCCGTGGCTCGGTAATCACGCCGGATGTTGCCAGCGGCAGCATTTCGGTGAACAAGGTTGCAGATGTTCGCCAGGGGCTGAAGAGTAGCGCTAACAGCATCAAGAACGACATCAACAAAGGCTTTAAGACGGACAAAATGACAAAGAACGCTGGCAATGTTGCTGACGTTAAGAACAGCAGCACTTTCCCTGGAGGGAGAGTTGGCAGTGGCGGCGGACGGGAGATGCCTGTTGCCAACCCCGAATTTGGAGGAAACGGCGCCAAAGTCAGACAAGCATTTGACGCGAGGGCTAATGCGAGAGCAATTGCTGACAAGGCTCCTGTTAGCAATAGGTTGATGGCGCCAGCCACCACGCCCACCGCTGTAGCGATTGCCAAGTCAGCGCCTGCTGCAGCGCCTAAGCCAGCTCCTGCGCCTCCAGTCAAGGCTGCCGCTAAGGCGCCATCTGCAGCTCCTTCTAAGCCGACTGCTGCTGCCGTCGCTAAGGCAGTGTCTCCCAACGCTCCTGCACCTAAGGCTGCTGCTCCTGCACCTAAGGCTTCTGCTCCTGCACCGAAGCCTTCCGCTCCTGCACCCAAGCCGGCTCCTCCCCCGCCGGCTAGGTCTTCCGGTGGCGGTAACAGAAGCGGCCGTCGCTAAAAACATACCGCCTAACTACTGCGCCCTCTCTGCATCCCAGAGGGGGCAACTTATTGCATCCTCGACTCATGCTGGCCTGAGCTGTGCACACTGAAGCGGCCACAATCACGCCTTCCATCAACCTCTCTGCCGTCAAGGATCTCAAGGTCCATGACCCTGGCATCGCATGGAAGCGTCAAGAGCCGCGTTGGCGTCTGATTGAACAGCTCGCCCTTGGCACCCTCGGCATGCAAACTGCCGGCAAACGCTTCCTTCCCCAGGAGCCGGCCGAAGATGATGAGTCCTACAAGGCACGCCTCGATCGCAGTGTTTGCCCGCCGTACTTCCTGCGTCTAGAGCAGATGCTGGCCGGCATGCTCACCCGCAAGCCGGTTCGCCTCGACAACGTCCCGGACATCATCCAGCAGCACCTCTACGACGTCGACCTCAACGGCTCTGACCTGAACGTCTACCTGCAGGAGCTAGCGCGCAAGGTCATCCGTTACGGCCACGTTGGCGTCCTAGTGGACTTCCCCCGTGGCGATGAAGGTGACAACACCCCCGTCACTGACTTCAGCCGCCCCTACTGGGTGTCGTACACCCCTCGCGACATCCTTGGCTGGCGCACCGACATCGTCAACGGCACGCAGCAGTTGACCCAGCTGCGCCTGCATGAGCGCGTCACCGTGCCCTACGGCGAGTTTGGCGAAGAGCTGGTCTCCCAGGTGCGCGTGCTTGAACCCGGCCGGTTCCGCCTGTACCGCAAGCAAGCCTCCCGCAATCGCGACTGGGATCTGATCGCAGAAGGCGACACCACGCTGACTGAGATCCCCTTTGCGGTGGCCTATGCCAATCGCACCGGCACGCTTGAATCCACTCCGCCGCTGGAGGAGGTGGCCTGGCTCAACCTCAAGGCCTACCGCTGCGAATCCGACCAGTCCAACCTGCTGCACGTTGCAGCAACGCCGCGGTACAACCTCTTCGGTGTGCCGGCTGAAATTGATCAAATCGAAGCTGGCCCCAACAGCGCCACCGCTCTGCCAGCCGATGCCCGCGCTGAGTTCGCTGAACCGGTCGGCACGAGCTATGCCGCCCGCTTCAACGAAATCGATCGCATTGAAAAGCAGATCGCTGAACTAGGCCTTGCAGCGGTGCTTGGCCAGAACATGACCAACCAGGCGGCAGCGGCCAAAGCCATCGACCGCAGCCAAGGTGATGCAGCCCTGCAGTCGGTGGCGATTGGCCTGCAAAACCTGATTGACAGCTGCCTGCGCTATCACGCAGGGTTCCTCAACCTGCCGACCTACGGCAGCAGCAATGTCAACCGCGACTTTGTCTCGCAGCGCCTCGATCCAGCTGAGGTCAGCATGTTGCTGCAGCTGCGCCTCAACGGGGAGATCACTCAGCAGACGTTGCTGGAGCGCTTGGCAGAAGGTGAATGGATGACCAGCGACTTCAGCGTTGACATGGAGCTGGAAGCCACTGCAGCGCAGCTGGCTGCACGCCTGGAGGCCCAGCAGCAGCAGTTAGACAGCTCTCTCGACGAGATGCCATCAGAGCCCAATGCCTGAGCCATCGCAACGCATGCAACGGCTGCTCAAAGCCTTGGCCATCGCTGAAAGCTGCGGCAACCATTTCATGGCAGCCAACATCAAAGCAGCCATCCGCGAGCAGGAGCAGCAGGAGCGCTACGGCACCCATCTGCCCTAGCGGCAACCTAACCCGCACCTAAGGCCCTGTGGGTCCACATGCTCGACAACGACAACGCTCCTGTGGAGCAGTCTTCAACGCCTGATCCCTCTGCGCTTCAAGCTGAGGTGGAGGCCATGCGCAGCAAATACCGCGAACTGCTCGACGAGAAGAAGCGGTTGGCCAAGGCGGAAAAGCTGCTCGCTGATCTCCCTGAAGGCACTGACGTCAAAGCCTTGCTGGAGTTCAAGCAACGCGCTGAACAAGCCGAGCTGGAACAAAAAGGCCAGTACAGCGAGGCCCGCCAGAAGCTTGAAGCGCAGTTCCGTGATCGTGAAGCACAGCTGCAGCAGCGCATCGAAGCCCTAGAAGCCGAAACCCGTGAGCTGCGCGTGATCGGCCCCGCTGTTGCGGCCTTGGCCGAAACCGTTCACGACCCCGATGAGGTGATCCGCCTCAAGCTCAAGCCAGAGCAGATTGAGCGCGAAGCCGATGGCACCGTCGTCGTTGTCGACGGCTACCAGCGCACACCCATCAACGACTGGGCCAAATCCAGCCTGCCGCAATACCGCCTTAAAGCACCCAAGCCCGCCGGCACCGGTGCACCAGTCGGCCGCACCAGCGGTGACATCCCCACCGGCACCAAAAATCCCTTCTCACGCGAACACTTCAATCTCACAGAGCAAGCTCGCATCTATAAGACAGATCCTGAGCTTTATGCACGTCTGAAATCAGCA